GCGTCGTGCCTGCGGGCGGGCGATTCTGGTGGCTGGGCTGATGAGCGAGTACCTCCTTGACGGCCGCCCCGCATGCTGACGGGCAGGTGGCAGACGTGTCAACAGAATGCGGTGGAGAGCCCGTGCGAACTCGCGCTCGCTACTACTCATGCAAATCAGGCCATCTCAACCGAACCCGAGACGCGATTGATGACTTCGTTCGGGCTCTCGTTGTCGAGCGACTCAAGAGACGCGACCTCAAGCGTCGCAAGAAGCAGGCGGACCCTGAGGTCAAGGACGCGTTCTCGGAGCAGATCGCCCAGCAGCGAGCACGCATCGCGCGGGCTGAGCGAGACTACGACGCCGCAGTAATCGGGGGTGCCGACCTCGCCCGCATTCGTGACGCTGCTCGGGCCGAGATTGCCCGGCTTGAGGCCGAACGTCTCGCCTCTGGCACCGGAACGGTGCTCCAACCGATCCTTGGGACACCAGACCCGGCAGCGGCTTTCCTTGAGGCTCCCATCGCCCTGCAACGGACGATGATCGACACCCTCATGACCGTGACGCTCCGGCGGGCGAAGCAGGGGAAGAAGGGCTTCGATCCTGAGTCGGTTGAGATCGTGTGGAAGTGACCTGACTCCGGGGTGCTGACGTTGGGTGCTCCAGGTGGGGATCCAGAAGCACACAAGACCGCGCCCTGCGGGCGCGATGAGGAGCAACTGTACAGTGCCCTTACGGGGCGCGAGGTTACCCTCACAGGAGGGCGAGCTCGGCGAGCATGTGGTGTGAGTGTCCGTATGAGTGGTTGGCAGGGTGGTTATGTAACCGGGAACACACGGTGCTGCACACATTGCACACATCTGCACACAGCATGTGTGCAGCACTTTTCGTTGAGATGCCGGAGAAAACTCGGCGCCGCACACACTGCACACATCTGAGCGCATTACGTCCTCTATAGGGCGATTATCTGGCGCTGTTTTCTCCCTATAGCAATGAGTGAGAAAGATGTGTGCAATATGTGCAGATAGAGACTTTTCGTTGAGATGGTGGGCGAAACTCCCTGCACACATCCCTGCACACATTGCACACGAGTGCGTGCAGACGGTGAGCTGGCTCACACAAACCCGCGCGCTATGAGTCCCTGCTCTCACCTCTCATCCCTCATCCTCGCGTGCTCGCCGGTAGATGGATGGTCTCGCTGCTCCTGTATGTGGCCCATCGACGTGGGGCCGAAGGCCCCCGGTTGGCCTGAGTACGGGTCGTGAGCGACCCCGAGAACCCGACTGGAGATCGGGGTGTCCATGTGCGCCCTTTCCGAGCTTGGGCTGCCCACCCCGGTCTCCACCGAGCTCGGAGGTTCTCATGTCCTGTTCAACCGTTACCGTCGTCTGTCCGCGTGCCTGGATCGGGTGCTTGCCCTGCTACAACGAGGGTCGTCTCGTCGGTGAGTGGGTCGATGCCGCAGAAGCGGGTGACCTCACGCCCGCCGATCTGCACGGCACCCCGACGACTCATGAGGAGTTGTGGGTCTTTGACCTTGAAGGCTTCCCGCAAGGGATCGGTGAGATGTCTCCCAGCGCTGCTGTGCCCTGGGGCGAGCTGTTCGATGAGGTGGGAGAGGTGCAGTGGCCCGGGCTGCTGGCGTGGGTGGAGTCTGGTTGCTACGTCGCCGAAGGAACTGGAGACCGCCCCAGCCTCCCCGACTTCGAGGAGGCCTACCAGGGCGAGGGGGACTCGTTCGCGGACTACGCGGCCCAGCTGGCTGAGGACATCGGCTTGACTGACGGCTGGCCCGAGGAAGCGCAGCGTTACTTCGATTGGGAGGCGTGGACACGTGACCTCAAGTTCGACTACACCATTGCCGACGCGCCCGATGATGGCGATGTCGGTGTTGTCGGCTGTGAGGTCGATTTCAAAAGGCTCGTAGAGGGGATTGGCGGATTTAACTAAGAGCCGGCCGGGTAGGCGTTGGATGTTTTTTACGAAAAGGTCGTTTCCTATGCGTAGGACGTACAGGCCGTCGCGCGGCTCGGTTTCGGCGTGGTTGATTAGGATGTTTATAAAAGGCTTTAACTAGAAACTAAACATGGAACTTGTATAACAGTTCCATGTTTGAAAAAAATCTTTAATATCATACATCTAAAAAACAAAGCATCTGAAGACTATAAGCTAAACATGAAACTTGAATTTAAAAGCGGAGTTTCATGTTTAAGCCTATTTTTTCCGTTTTTTAGTCGATACTGCTGCATATGTTTTTTGCAAATCGTCATTACTTAATTCAGTCAGGCTTTCTACTGCGAAATTTTTTTCGAGGTAACTTTTCAACCAATCTTCAAGCTCAAGCTGTTTTACATTTAATTTGATATAAGCGTATTTCTTTTTTCGCCAGTCGGGATCATTGTTCTTTGATGTTGCTGTATTGCTCAACCTACCCAGCCATTTTCTGAGATAAGTTTCTGCTTTGTCGTAATCGCTCAATGCGATTAGTTTGTAACTTGGAACTTTACAGTAAGCATTCAGACTAGCCCAAATTGCACGGATTGATTTTGGCGACCGTTTGGCAATCTCTTCTGCTGCGGCAACTTGTTTAACAAGTTGTTGCAGCTTCGAAGCTTGCTCAAGCGTTATATGTTCCTTGCCGGGTTTTGAATCGACACGGGTTCTGATGACGTGATTTTGGGTATTAATTTGATGAACAACCGAACCAGATGAGGCGATAACAGCGTTACTGACGTTGCCGTTAATCTGATTCTCAACGTTTGATTTGCCAATAGCGTCGTCCAATTTTTTATTAAGGTCGTCTGAAACAGCATTTAAATTTGCCGAATGAATGCCTGTAAAGACAAATTGAATATCCACCCCTAATTGGACAGCAGCAAGTAAAAAGTCCGCAGGAATGTTGACCTGCCCGCTTTCATACAGTCTCAAACTTTCTGCACTGCATCCAGTTTGCTCAGCAAAATTCTTTCGAGAGTATCCAAGTCGGCTTCTCTCTTCAACTAAATTCAATGCTAAATCAATGCGTTCCATAAAAACACCGCAAAATAGTACCAAATATATTTGCTATACCAAATATTTTGGGTATATCATTCAGGTAACAGTTAAGGCAGGCATTAAAGCCTGTAAGGTAAGTAAGTAAGTAAGTAAGGGATTCTATCATGGAGGCATTATGCAAGCGAACGAAATCTATAAATCCTTAGAAGAAAAAAATATATCGGCAAGAATGTTGGCTTCGGCTTTAGGGGTAACTAACCAATCTGTTTCTGAGGTCATAAGAAATGGACGAGGAAGCAAAAGAATTGCGGAAGCAATCGCGAAAGTGATTCAAAAAGATTTAGTTGAAGTTTTTCCGCATTACAAGAAAACAAATTGTCGAGACAAAAAGATAGCTGAATTGAAAGAGATGCTCGGAGTGGGTTGAAATGGAATATATGGACCTCAAAAGCCTGCTTGATTTTGGGTTGCCAAATATGCCAAGAACAGTAATAGGGCTGAGAAAAAAAGCGCAAAGGGATGGTTGGCAAACGAGAAGGCGTCAAGGTAAGGGTGGTGGTGTTGAATATGCCCTACCTATTGAAATCCGAGCCGCCATCATGAAACGGCAGTCGGACGAACTGGCGGAGAGTATGCCGAAAGCCATGCCACAAATCAGACAGGAGAAAACGGCGATGTCACCTCAAGTCTTGGCGGAAGCGGCAAAGCGGCTGAACGAGAAACAACGGTCGGTGGCGGATGCGCGATGCGCGGTGGTGGCGGCGGTGTTGGGTATCAAATATCAATACGGTTGCTCTGCCAAGGTTGCGGTGGCTCAGTTTTTGAGGCTGCTGGCTGAGGGTAAGTTGGACGAGGTTACACTCGCCAACTTGGAAACGGCCAATGACCGCAGTCGGTCGGCAAAGGTTGGCGAACGCACTTTAGACGGCTGGATATCTGCTTATTTGAAAGCGGAAAACGCGACGGAGCGGTTGGTGGCTCTGGCTCCGAAGACGACGAAGGCGGTCAAACCGATTGAGAGCTACGGTTGGTTGCCGATGTTTATGCAGTTTCACAATATTCCGTCGGCTCCGAAGCTGGCACACAGCTACCGCCGATTTGTGCAGTGGGCTGAAGCGGAAAATATGCCGGTTAACGATGTGCCTAACTTGAGTATGGTGCGGCGCGTTTGGGAAAAGCTCCCGCTGATTATGCAGGAGCGCGGCAGGAAAACGGGGGCGGCTTATAAATCGCTGCTGCCTTATGTGAAACGTGATTGGGGTGCTTTGAAGCCGAACGATGTTTGGATCGGCGACGGCCACAGCTTTAAGGCGAAGGTGGCACATCCGGTACACGGCAGGCCGTTTAAGCCTGAAGTTACGGTGATTATTGATGGTTGTACGCGGTTTGTGGTCGGTTTTTCGGTATCTCTTACTGAAAGTTGTGTGGCGGTATCGGACGCTCTGCGTATCGGGGTCAAGCACTTTGGTTTGCCGATTATCTATTACTCGGATAACGGCGGCGGTCAGACGGGTAAGACGATAGACCATGAAATCACGGGTATTACGTCCCGACTGGGTATCCGACATGAAACGGGTATCGCGGGCAACCCGCAAGGGCGCGGCATCATCGAGCGATGGTGGAAAGACAATCTGATTGAGATGGCGCGACAGTATGAGACTTTCACGGGCAGCGGGATGGACAGCAGCACGAAGAACCTAATGTACCGCAAGATGGAAAGTGCGTTCAACGCCTTGGAAAAAGGCAAGGTGCCGACGCAGGAGCAGCAAAAATATTTGAAAAAACTGCCGAGCTGGTCGCGTTTTATCGCGGATGTGGTCAAGTGTATCGACGAATACAACAACCGCCCGCACGGCGAGCTGCCCCGACATCCTGACGGCGGGCATTATACGCCGAAGGCTTATCGGGAAATGAGGCTGGAACAGGACGGTATCGCGCCGGATATGTTGTCGACGGAAGAGCTTGCGACGATGTTTATGCCGCAAGAGGTGCGAAAAGTTCAGCGAGGTTGGCTGGATTTGTTCAACAACTCTTATTTTTCGGTCGAGCTGGCGGAGTATCACAAGGACGAGGTACGGGTCAGCTACGATTTGGACGACGCTGCCTTTGTCAATGTATTTGATATGGATGGCAAGTTCATCGCTAAGGCGCAAATCAACGGCAATACCCGCGAGGCGTTCCCGGTCAGCCGACGCGACCAACTGGCAGAAAACCGCCGAAAAGGCAAAATCAAGCGGGCGGAAAATGCGATCAGGATCGCGAATGCGGAAGTCAATCCGGCTTTGGAACAGGCTGAGGTTTGGGACGAGCTGGGAAATTTGGGCGGAAAAGCCATCGAGGCGGAGTATGCGGTATTGCCGAAAACGGGTACAGACGACGAGATTGTCTTGTTTGAGACGGATATGTAGTCAAAACGGTTTTAAAACACTTTTAATAAGGAAAACATCATGACAAATACGGTCAACAAAGCACTGCAACAAAAACTGGCTGAATTTAAAGCCAAATCAGGGATGAATCAGACGATGCTTGCACGCGGTATCGGGGTATCTCCGGCATCTATCAGTATGTACCTGAATGATAACTACGCGGCAAAAGGCGGAAATTATGAAACCATCGAGCCGAAAATCGAAGCGTTTTTAGAGGTACAGGAAAGTAAGGCGCAACGCGAAGAGCTGGTGTTGGGGTTTGTATCGACCAAGACAACCCGCCGAATCTCTGAAGTGATGCGCGACGCACACGAAGCAGGCGACACAGTGGTGATCTACGGCCAAGCGGGCTTAGGTAAGACGCAAGCGGTCAAAAACTACTGCGAAAAGAATCCCGCCGCCATCCTGATTGAGGCTAATCCGAGCTTTACGGCACTTGTCCTGATGCGCAAGCTGGCGGCAGCGGCGAAGGTCTCCACGGTCGGCAGCCTGAATGATTTGTTTGAATCGGTATCTGACCGCCTGCGCGATTCTGGTCGTCTGATTGTGGTCGACGAAGCAGAAAACCTGCCATTACGCGCCCTTGAGATTATCCGCCGATTGCACGATGACACGGGCTGCGGGTTGGTTTTAAGCGGTATGCCCCGACTGGTGGCGAATTTGCGCGGTAAGCATGGCGAGTTGGTACAACTTTATAGCCGAGTGTCGGTTGCGCTGAATTTGGGCGACTCGATGCCGGACGAGGAATTGGAACAGATTGCACGGGCAGCCATGCCGGAAGCTGATGATGAGACGATTGCGGAACTGGTTAAGCAAAGCAACGGCAATACGCGACGGATGAGCAAGTTGATGCGCGGTGCGGTACGAACGGCAAACAAAAACGGCATCAAAATGCAATCGGGCATCATCAAAAAATACTCGACATTGATTATCCGATAGGTCGTCTGAAACGGTAAGTCTTTGACAGGGCTATATATTTTTTTACCCTATGATTTTAATAAGTTGTTGTTTTATAAGGGAAACGCAAAATGAAAGTTTTGAAGAAAGTTGATTGGAAGATGTTTGTGGCGCGCTCTTTTTGGCGGTGGGTGCCGGTTGGTTTGACGGTGGGCGTGTGGTGTTTTGTGGGTGGAATGGCGTTGCATTCCTGTACGCAAGAACCCGAACCGGTGGCGACAGAGCCGACTAAGGTCGAGGCGATGGAAAGACAGGCGGATTTGGAAGTTTTGAAAACTGAACGTGCCTACGAGGCAATGAGTGTGGAGCAGAAGATGGAAGGAGTGGTTTATGAATAAGTTCAGACGTCCAAAACGGGGACTGAACCGAGCCAAGAAATTGGCGTTGAAACGGGCAGTTGAGGAAATCCGCGCCAAGTACGGCGAACGGGCGATTATGAAGGGTTGGACACCAAGGGAGATACGGAAATGATGGAAATTTGGATGATTTGGATGATTTTAGGGGCTGCGGTTGGCGCGGTAATCGGGATGTTTATCTACGCGGAAGGCATCTTGCTTGAAAACGAGCGTCTGCGCGGGATTTTGAGAGTGGAAGTTGCGGCGCGAGAGGTGTTGGAGGCATGGATGGATGCGGCATACCTCAGCCGAAAAGGAGGCGGGAAATGTTAACCAAATTGAACCCCTGCCGAGTTTGCAAACAGATGAAGCCTGAATCGGCATTTGCGTGGACTTTGGACAAAAATGGGGTACGGAAGCGAACCCAACGTTGTGCGAAATGTTGGGCGGAGCAGATGGAAAAGGAGGCTCGGGCAAATATGGAACGGCATCGAGAAGAACGCGGGACAAAGCTGGAATGGGGACGCCCCGCCGTCGCCCGCTCGGTTTGGGGCGATAGCTGGCCCACCGCTCCTGAGATTATGAATAGCCGTTACTGGACGGCAACGGACACGCGCAAAGCGGATGCCGAATGGGCGTTGAAATTTAGGGAGTCTGCGAAATGAGCTTTAAAAGACGGAACAGCGATTGGCAGGCATGGGGACAACACCGCCGGCGAGCGACGAAGTTTATGGTGAAGCGAAACCGCGAGCAGGAAGTCGCCGAATATCAGGCGCAGTTTGAAGATAAGGACGGCAAAGGTCGTCTGAAAACGGAAGGAAACAAAGATGAATAAGCAGGCAGTTTTGGAAAAAATCAAAAAGTGTTTGGCTTTGAGCAAATCGGCAAATGAGCACGAAGCGGCACAGGCGATGAAACAGGCACAGGTACTGATGAAAAAATATGAAGTTGACGCTGTTGATGTTGCCTTGTCGGAAGTCTCCGAAAAAGGAGGTGATCGGCAAATGGCTTTTAAATTAGCAATGTGGCAATGGAACGTTGCAAATATGGTTGCAGATATATTTGGTTGCAAATCTTACAAGCTCAGGAAAACGATGATGTTTTACGGCTTGGGTAATCGAGCCGAAATCGCAGCCTATGCCTTTGATGTGGTCTATCGACAGATTTCCGTCGCCCGCCGTGAATTTTTAAAAGCCTGCCGAGCAAGAAAGCCTGCGAATCGGACTTATCTTGCCGACAAATTCTGCGAAGGATGGCTGGTAGGTGCTTGGAACAAGGTCAAGAAATTTGAAATGTCTGACGAAGAAAAGGCTGTTATGGATGGATATACCGAAAAAGAACATAAGGATATGGCAATAGCGGCAACAAGAGACGCGAAATCGTCAGAACTGGAAGGGACTAGTGTGGCACTTGAGGCATTAGTACTTGGTAATGAAGCAGGTAAAAAGGTGCAACTGCACCACGCGATGAACGGCGCGGAAGGCGTTAAACAAATTGGAGAGCAGAAATGAACGAAAAAAATTTAATCGAATGGCTGGAAGACCGTGGGGAACTCATGGTCATGAAGAAGGACGGCGAGGGTTTCGTGATCGCCGCCCGCGCGCCGGACGGTATTTGGAAAACGGCAGAGGCGGCAACGCTGACAATGGCAATAGAAGCTTGGGAGGAAATGCGATGACTACCGGAATGATGATTTATCTATTGATATGCGGGCTGATTGGTTTGGCACTGGTGGTTTTGGCACTGATGAGCCTGATTGAAAACTGGTTTAAGCAGCAGACTAAAGCTGTTGTTTTGGATGCCTGCGGTATGTTTTTTGGGTTGGTTGTTGTCCTTGTGGCGTTTTTGGCGATTCTTGGGGTGGTTAAATAAAGGAGCGGACATGAACATCGAAAAATTCAATCCCAAAAAAGACCCTAAATACATTGGCTATATATTCCGATTTTTGAAGAAAAAATCCAAGTTGCGTGAAGCTTTAGGAGCTTATCCGCGAATTGTTAAGTTTAAAGATGGATTCGGCTGGTGTATCGGCTGGTTTATTGATGACGGTCTTGGAGACTTTATTGGCAGCAGGATTTGTTACGACTCAGAACTAATGGATGAGACATTTTGTTTTTTGAACACCACTGAAACAGATGTGGTTGCCGAAGTCAAATGGGACGAATACGAACGTATCGGAGGGTGTGCATTAACTGAATGGCATCACAAATGGGTCTATGCCAATAAACAATCACGCAAATGCCGACACTGCGGAAGATGGGAACGGAAAGTCGTCAAGACCGTTAAGACGGTTGAACGTCGAACATTATGGGAGCGCGAGTCATGAACATCAAATGCCCAAACTGCGGGGCGGTGCATAGTCTGGACAGCTTAATCAACGATGCCGACGCATCGTCTGTATTGCGGGCTGTGTTGGAGATGGACGCTGAAATGGGCAAGGCGGCGATACGGTATGTCGGCTTGTTCCGCCCCGCTAAATCGCAGCTTTCTTGGGCGCGTACTGCGAAACTTTTGAATGAGTTGATGCCGATGATTAAGGCGCAGGAGGTAGTACGCGACGGGGTGTCCTCCCCCGCTCCCGCCGAGGCTTGGTTGCACGGCTTTAACGAAACCGTCAACGCCCGCGATCAAGGTCGTCTGAAACTGCCCTTAAAGTCGCATGGTTATTTGCTGGAGATTGTGAGCCAGTGGCAGGGTTCGGGGCTTCCCTCTCCCCAGTCCTCTCCAACGGGGAGAGTGGGCGAAGGCGGCGCGCCGTCCAAGCTGCGGCAAGGTGTGGCAGCCTTGGGCGAATGGGCAGGCGAAGATTGGGCAAAACAGGAAATCGCATCAGGCTTTGCATTGCTCGCCGCGCTCAATCTGCCCAACCGCCCCGCAGCGCAAGACCTGCCGGTAGTCGCGGAAATTTGGTATCGGAAACTGATGGAGAAAAAGGAAATCGTCTCGCCAGAGTATGACCCGATACGCATTCAGACGGGATTTAAGGTGTTGCAGCAGTCGGAAACATGGCCGCAACCCGCCGAACTGCTCCGCAACCTGCCGCCACGGTTGATACCCAGGGCGATGTTGGCAAAGCCTGCGTCGAATAAAGAAAAAGGCCGTCAGAAAATGGCGGAAGTGAAAGATGTTTTAAACAAGAAAGGTCATTGAAATGGGAAATGTATATTTTACAAGTAATAACCGAATATCGGACTTAATCAGTCAACTAGAAAAGTTGAAGGCAGAGCACGGCGATTTGGTAATAACCAGAAATTATTTGCGAGGAGGAGTTAGAGATATTGATTTAACAGAGTTTAAGGTTGCCTATATCAGACCGAAGGAAAAACGCGAAAGAATATTGGCTTATCGTATTGGGACACACCAAGTCGGTGATTTAAAGGTCTTAAAAATTTTATAGTTTAAAAGGAAAAAATCATGATTGAACCGCACGAGTACCGTCTATTGGACGAATATTTAGAGCAAGACTGGGATGCCTTTATCAGTTTTGCCGAAACTAAAGGATTTGAAGTAAGCGAAGTATATCAACTACTCAACAAACTGGAGGAAGAAGCAAATGGCTAAACAACGTATCAAACAGGCGGCAATCGAAGCCGCACAAGACAAAACCGAGGTAACGGCGCATATCCGCACCATCGGCGACCTGAACCGCGAAATCAAACGCTTGGAAACCGAAGCGGGAGATAAAAAAGCGGTCATTGAGCAGGAATACGCCGCGCTTGCCGCGCCACTGAAAGCCGAGTCGGAACGCCTGACTGCCGCCGTTGCCGCCTACTGTGAGGCACACAAGGACGATCTGACGGAGAACGGCAAGACCAAGACGGTGGATTTTGTGACGGGACTCGTCAAATGGCGTATCCGCCCGCCTAGCGTCAAGGTAACAGGCGTTGCCGCCGTCTTGGCTTGGATGTCGGAAAAAACGGCATATCAAAGCTTTATCCGCACCAAGCAGGAAATCGACAAAGACGCCATCTTGAATGAGCGCGAGCAGTTTGCCAATGGTCAAGTGCCGGGTATTAAGATTGTGTCGGGGCTTGAGGATTTTGTGATTGAACCTACTGAGCAGGAGCTTGCCTAGCCGGTTCAAATAGGCTTTAACCCATAATTAAAGGTCGTCTGAAAACAGTTTTGAGGCTGTTTCAGACGACCTTTTTTCATGCCTGCATTCAGGCTGCTTTCTCTTCCTGCTCGTACACGGCGTTGTAGAAAGCGGCGGACAGCTTGTCGGCTTTCTCGGAGGCGGTTTCAATCACGGCAGACAAACCGTCTTCGATTCCTTCCATGTCCATATCCAAAACTTTCAGATGGTTGAGCGTGAACACCAGCAGGTTCAGGGCTTTGAGGCTGTCTTGGTCGAAAGTCAGGGTATAAGTGGTATTCATGGCTCACACCTCCTCTTCTTTCTGTTTTCGGTCAAGTATGTTGGCGTATTCGGACAACACCAGCAGCAGGCAGCCGCATTGCTCCATCTCTTCACGCGCCATTGCTTTGCGGTCCAACAGGTTGGTGCCGATAAAATTCAAAGCGTTTGAAAGCTGGTTCAAGGCAAATTCGGTATTCATGGCTTAACCCTCCAATCCCAAAGACTGTTGTTGCGCCACCATTTTGGGCTTGGGGACATATTCCAAGAAACCCAAATCGTTGAGTTTTTTGAGACGGTAGGAAACCGCGCCGGGGTTCATGTCCAAGAGTTTGCCTATTTCGGTCAGGTTCAAGCCCATGCTGCGGTAGCGCAGCAGCGCGAGCATTTCGGGCGCGGCTTGGAAATAGGCGTCTTCCAATGCATCGATGCGGTATAGCACGGCATCGGGCAGGGCTTTTGCCTGTTTCTCCATTTCGATAAAGTAGCGGCGGGCTTGGCGTCCCTTGTCGTTGCGCTCCACCATGCACAGCTCTTTTGCCATATCGAGGGAAAGATGGTACGTTTTGACTTGGATTTCACGCTTTCCAAAGAAGCCTCTTTCGACATGATCATTTTTGAACACCTCGATAAAATCAAGGGCTTGCTTGAATTCATACTCTTCAATTCGACGGTTCATCCAAATATCAAAACGTGTTTCAACACCTAAAAATTTATGCAATTCATGTGCGTCAACCAGCGGCTGAGTTTGGTCGTCTAAAGTTCCGACCAGTGTTGGGATTAGTTGGGTATTCATGGTATTATTACCTTTCATTTCTCGTGAATGACGAGGAAAGAGAGTTGCTGCTCTGCTTTCCACCTGTTCCCCCGAAGCTCCAACTTCGGGGGAATTTCATTATCAGCGGTGTTTGCTGACCCTTGATTTTATCGGCGTGGACAAAATTGTCCGCACCGATGGTTAAATCATATTATGTATAGACATAATATGCAAGCTATTTTTGCGTTTCTTCGCGAATTTTCTCTTTAACCCATTGTGAAAAATCAACTTTATTTGCATAATCCAGTAAATCTTTCTCGGTTTCGTTGTTAAAAGAGACATTTTTTATCGTCCGCTTGGCTGCTGCCCGCTTACGGTATTCAGCCAGCTTTTCATCAACCATAGGTAAACTCCTTGATTTTTTTAGCCGTCTTTTGTAAGATGGGAACTAAGGGCGGCGGCTACCGCCCTTAGCTTTCGGTTTCCTAGTAAGCCTTACCGCTTACCAATATCAGAAACAGAAAGAACAGAATTTGAAGGTAGGACTTCATTTTCTTTCTCCCGTAACAGCCCCGCTCCGGTGGGGCTTTTCCCGTATCGGGCTTCACTGCCCCGATGCATTGAATTATATATGTATAGACATAATTGTCAAGCATTCCCCAAACAGAATCAAAGAAAAGGTCGTCTGAAACGTTTTCAGACGACCTTTTTCATACCTGCCCGTTTCGCAAAAAAAAACAGTGGCTTACTACAACATATAGTATTTTATCTGTATAATATGCGTTAATTAATCAATATATTGTGTTTTAGGGGTTTTAAATGCGCCGTGCGTTGATTGCGAAAATCAAGATTGCTCAAAAGGAGCTGGGCTTGGACGACGGTACCTATCGCGCGGTGTTGGAGCGTGTGACGGGCAAGCGGTCGTGTACCGAGTGCAGTATCCCCGAGCTGGAGCGCGTGGTCGAGGATTTGCGCCAACATGGGTTTACGCCGAAAAAGACGGCGGGGCAACGACCGAACCGCCGCGATTCTGCCGACCCGATGATGCGCAAAATCGAAGCTCTGCTGCTGGATAACGGCTGGTCTTGGAATTATGCGCACGGTACGGCGCGTAAAATGTTTAAGGTTGACCGCGTGGAATGGTTGTCCGACGGCAATATGCACAAGTTGGTGGCGGCTTTGCAGATTAGTGCGAACCGCAAGAAAAAGGAGAAAACGGGATGAGTTTGAACTGGGAGATGACGGAGCAGGATTTTGAGGATGTGAAACATCTGCTGCCGCACAGCGTGGTGGCGATGATTACGGTTATCGGGCTGGAAGCTACATTTCACATGGTTAAAGTTTGGGGTGGGACGAATTATCCGATTTCCAACCGCCGCCGCAATACGCGTCAGAGCCGAATCTTACACGCGCAACTGGTCGAGGACATCGGCGAGGAGGCTGCGGGACGATTGGAGCGTGCTTATGTCGGGCAGCCTTTCTTGGCGATTCCGCGCTGCTGGGATGCGATGCGCGAGCTGCGTAACCGGTTTATCCGCCGCCAATATGATGCGATGAGCGCGGAAGGTTTGAGCGATTTGTTTATTGTGCGCGAGCTGGTGTTGGCGCATAAGCTGTCAACACGAAATATCCGATACATTCTGAAAGAGGCCGACCGCGAGGCGGCGGCAAGGGCGCAGGCTGATTTGTTTGCGGCATGATGGTTTTGTTTTCCTTGTGTGTTTGAGTAGACCTTTTTTCCCTGCTTCGTGCAGGGATTTTTTTTACCTGCATTCCGCTGAATGCAAGCCTGACGGGGCTTGGGGGTCGTCTGAAAAGGTTTAATGGGGTTTTCAAATGTTATGCAATCAACCTTTTTGGAGATGATTAATGGGCAAAACCGTAACCTTAACCGCTGGACACAGCAATACAGACCCGGGCGCAGTCAACGGCAGCGACCGTGAGGCAGACCTAGCGCAGGATATGCGCAATATCGTGGCATCTATTTTGCGCGATGACTACGGCTTGACCGTTAAAACCGACGGCACGGGCAAAGGCAATATGCCGTTGCGCGAGGCGGTTAAGCTGATTCGCGGCTCGGATGTGGCGATTGAGTTTCACACTAATGCAGCCGTGAGTAAGGCGGCGACAGGCATCGAAGCCTTGTCCACGCCGAAAAACAAACGCTGGTGTCAGGTATTGAGCAAGGCTGTTGCCAAGGCGACAGGCTGGAAACTGCGCGGCGAAGACGGCTTTAAGCCGGATAACGCAGGGCAACATTCCCGCCTTGCCTATGCCCAGAACGGCGGCATTGTGTTTGAGCCGTTTTTTATCAGCAACGATGCGGATTTAGCCTTGTTTAAGGCTACCAAATGGGGCATCTGCCGCGCGATTGCGGACGCGATTGCGATGGAGTTGGGAGCGGCAAGAGTATGAATATTATTGGTAAATTAAAAGAAGCTGCTTCCTATTTCCTTACAAAATTGATTGGAGAAAATCCTAGTAATGAGCAGGTAAACCGCGCACTTATACAGATGCCAAATGTTCGTCCGATACACACCTATCCACGCCCAACTTTAAGAAACT